TCATCTCCAAAGTACCTTCCTTAATCCGTGTTTACGAAGTGCCGTTCTTAAGAATGCGGGGCGATGCCGCTTATAGGCAGGTGGATCGACGTGGATGTGCGGAAATACATGGTCCATCGCCACGCCAACCCTGACGCCGGCAACTTTGGCTCGCCAAAAGAAGTCCCAGTGCTCGTCGACCTTCAGATCCTCGTCCCAGCGAACCGCCTGGAGAACATCGCGATAGGCAACGAAGCAATTACAAACGAATGCACATTCGGCAATGTCGCCAATGCGCCGATACTCACCGCGTGGAATGTGAAGCACTCCACCTGACGAATTGAGCAGTCGGGGCGTTCCGTCTGGATGAGGTCGATGTGGTTGCTTGCTGAGCGTTGCCAATAGATCGAGGCGACTCGATTCGAACTTACGAACAAGATCATTCAGCCGAGTCTGTGGACCAACCACGTGATCATCATCGGAGAAGATCACTAGGCGAGTTTGGGCGGCTTCCACCAGGCGATTGCGACCAGCCGACAATCCGATGTCGTATTCGGTCTCGATCAGCCGATCGACCATTGCCGCTTCATCAGGGCAAGTTTGCGAAAAGCGAAGCTCCGGCCTTCCATCATCGAGGACGTAGATCAGCGGACGCTCATCGCCACAGTGCTCGTAAATGCTGCGCACGAGCGTAGCGCAACAGTGCGGTCGATGAATGGTCTTGATGCAAAATGTGACGCGATCACGCATGGACGATGCCTCCTCCTGGGTAGCGAAGTGAATCAAAGCCGTGTTTGCGGAGTCCCAGTCGGCGGAACTTCGGTCGGGCTCGCAGTGCTCCGTATGGCTTGGCCGCCACATGGTCATGGACTACCGAGCAATCGAGTGCCACGGCAATTTGCAGATGTTCGATCTGAGACGCTCGGTAAAAGAACTCCCAGTGCTCATACGTCTTGATCTCGTCGTCCCAGCGAACACGTGCAATCGTTTCGCGACGAGCAAGAAAAGCGTTGCTGACCATGTCGCACCAACAGGTTTCGCCGATGCGTTTGTGTTCGCCACGATGCATCCAGATCCGAGTGCCATTCATCAGCGGGCTGAAAAGCATCGGTCGGCCGCCAGCGCCCTGACGGACTGCTAGAATATCCAGGTCGTACTCAATGAACCGTTGGTAGACTCGATCGAGATGTAGATCGGGCGTCACGATCTGGTCATCATCCAGCAGAAAGATGAACTCCGTTTCTGCGGCATCGATTGCCGTATTGCGTCCAATGCCGACGCCCACATCATGCTGCTCGAGGTCGATCACTTTGCAGTGCTTGGCGGTCTCGGGATACTTGCGAGAGAACCAGTGTTCGGGCAGTCCATCGTCCACGACCACAATCTTGGGTTCGCCAAACTCATTTCGAAGCGACTGAACGAGTCGATGGCAGGCCCAAGGCCGATGGATGGTTTTGATGCAAAAAGTAATGTCTTGAATGGGTACCGTTGCTTCCATGTTTCACCACGCGGTAAGGAGTTTGCGAGCAAGTTTGATGGCATGGCGATAGTCTTTGAGACGCTTCGCGCTGCGTTTGATGTGCATGATTGAATTCAGTGGAGCGACATTGCCGTAGAACGAGATGAGCGAGTTATCGAAGGCTTTTTCAAAGTCCTCAGCCGTGCAACCCATGACTTCGCGCATCACGTCCAGCGGTGGCGAACAGGCGATGCGAGTCGATGCACGCAGTCCTCCTGATCCGTCTGGCTCTCCTCGCTTCCACGGTCGCTTAAGGGAGCCAGCGGCATCATCGACAGACGCTTGCCAGTCCTCATCGGATAGATTGGGATCAAGCCAAATGTCGAGATCGCCTTCTTCCCAATCGATTCCATGCAGGCGAATTGCGCCGGAGCCGATAATGAGGTATCGATGTCGAATCTTGGCAAGGACGTCTTCCACTGGTGTCATCCGAACTTCCTCAGCTCCGGGTTCACGTGTGCTATTGCCGAATCGATCTCTTCGGCAGTGGGCTCAATGCCGAGGAATGCGATCAGTTCATTGATCGCCGTTTCGGGATCTTCCGTTAGCTTGGCGAAGTTGATCCGATGGACCGGAACTTCGGGATGTTCTTGGATAAACCTCTCGCGATGTTCCAGAAGCGAACGCTGGAGTTTGTCGCAGGCTTCATCGCGGGCTGCGAACCATTGGCCTGGATGTCGGCTACTTCGATCTTGGAGTGATCGAATCGAGGCTTCGATTGGGCGATCGACTGCGATGATTCGCAGCGAGTTACCGAGGGCTTCGTAAAGGTGGTTTGCGAATCGGCAGAGATGCGGGTACTTGCCGCCTGCCACGGTCCGATCGCGTATGGCTTCCGCTTTCCGCGTTACGATCCAGGCCTTAAGTTGTTTGCTTAGCTGACCGTCCGCAGTCTTCGGATCGATCGCTGGGAATCGCATCGCCTTTTCACAGAGTTGGGCCAGGCCGATGGCTTCGCCGCCTCCTGTTGCCTCGTAGCCACCGAGTTCGTTACCCATGTGGACGCCCAGATGATGCATAATCATCGCCACGCAACTGGTGCCACTGCGATGGGGTCCGAGGACGGCGAAGAACGGAGCGTCGCTGTGGTCGGCGTTCTTGGCATCATTGAAGAATCGCGTCTGCGTCCATTTGCGACCGCAGATGTTTGATTTGGTCGGTAACTGGCCGACGAGCCAACGATCGGGTGTGTAAACGGGGATCGATTCTTTCTCGACGTTCTTACCCTGGACCAGCGCCTCGTATCGTCGCTGGGTCAATCGCCCCAGGTGATGGTCGATATGATGCTTCAGATGCCAATCGTTCCAGTTCAAGTGACGGTACAAAGCCTTCATCGTTGTGCGACCGCGAACCATAAAGGCATGGGTGCGATTGACGTTGTAAGGTCGGTAAACGTGGTCGCTGATCTTCTTGGGCGGATGCTTGGCAGCGTAAAGGTGCTGACCTCCGAGGTAAGCTAGTCCCCAGTCTTCAGGAAGTTCGCGAACGTATGCCTCGAGGTGTTCAACGAAGTCGGGTACGAACCCAGCGTCATCTTCGAAGACAACATACGAATCGATCCCTTCGAGCAGACACTTTTCGAGGATGAGCAGGTGCGAGCGGTAGCAGCCCCAGGCACCATTGCCAGCGCGCCACTGTTCCGGCGTTGAAAGCCTGCGACCATCGATGGCGGCGAAGCGCTCGACATCAGGAAACGGCCAAGGCTGTGGCAGTTGCTGCATCCACTCATGGAGTCGATCGTCGCGCCGGTCGAGATTCATTAAGAAGCAACGTTCAACGATCTTCTTCGTCGGCATCTGGATCGTCTTCGTTGGGCTCGGGTGCACCGTCTGGGAACTTACGTTCAAACCGACGGATGGCGGTGAGCACGAGTGACTTAGCGATGGTTCTAGTAAACTTTCCATGGGGTAATCCTCTGAGTTGGGCTTCTTCCAAAAGCCATTCGATAATGGTGTCAAGATTCGTACGGCATCCTTCCACGCCCCAATCATTCATGGTCTCGGCGCGGGTCTCACACTTGCAGGTGTCGCTTGGTCTTGCGAACCAAGCGAGCATCTTGCGAAGTTCGTTACCTGGACCTGGCCTATAAGCCGCGATTCGTAGAGTCGCGGGTTCTTCCTGATTAGGCAGGTAGCTCTTCAGCAGTGTTTTGAGTTCGTCGACGTTTTGATTGCGCCGACGCCGGTTGACGATGGCCATGCCGATCGTCACAAGGTTGATTGCTTGCGGGTTGGAACACTCGGTGCACGCGTGGCAACCGCTGGATGAAGCCTGGACGGAGCACTCGGCCATGTGACTGGCAACCTGGCATCGGTTGTCGATGGTCAAATTAGGACAATGGATCATGCTGCCACCTCCACGACTTCACCATCAAATCCACCAGAGCCACCAGGCGGATCGCCAACTTCGGGACAATCGCTTTCAAGAAGCTGCCAACCGCAGGACCAGATCCAGGTCGTATTGCATGGCTCGCTCGTGCTGCTGTCGGACGTGGGAGGTTCGCTTGGCGGTTCGCTATCGGAATGGCTTACGCTCGGACGATCAGACTCGCTGGTGGATGGGTCTGGGGGATCGCTAGTTGACGGATCATTTGAGTCACTGGTTGATGGATCTCGCGAATCGCTGGTTGATGGTGAAGAATCACTGTCAGATCCGCTTGTCGATCCGCTGCCTGAATCGCTTTGCGAATGACTAGCGGAGCCACTGGTTGAGTGACTGGTTGACCATGGCACGCTATAGCTTTCGCTGTAACTTGGTCGATCGCTACTCGATCGACTTTCCGAACTATCACCGCTTGATGGTTCGCTTTCGGATCGCGATTGACTGTCCGATTCGCTTTCGGACTGGCTGTCGGATTCGCTTTCCGACTCGCTCTGCGATTCGCTGTTGCTTTCGCTGGAAACGCTCGTAGACGCAGAGCCGCTACCACTGGAATAACTTGGCTGCGAGTAGCTTGGCCACGAGTAACTCGGTACCGAGTGGCTATCACTGCTCGGGTCTTGGGAATCCGACTGGCTTTCAGATTCGCTGCCGCTTTTCGAACTAGTCGATTCACTTTCTGAACTATCGGACTGGCTGCTGTCGCTTTCGCTCGAATCGCTCTTGCTGGAATCGCTGCCACTAGATGAACCAGAGTCGCTATCGCTGGAGGACTGGCTGTAGCTTGCGTCGCTTGAATAAGATTTACTGCCGCGCGATGAATCCGAATCTGATTCACTTGATTCAGACTTACTGGATTCCGACTGGCTTGAATCCGATTGACTTGAATCCGATTCGCTGGAGCTTGATCCGCTGGACTGGCTCGAATTACTCGATACAGAGCTTGATCCACTGGACGAGTGACTGCTTGAGTACGAAGGTTCGCTTAATGATGTCGATTCGCTTGAATCGCTTGATGAATCACTGGACGCAGATGAATCAGAACTAGATGAGTGGCTGGACTCACTGGAGCTTGAATGCGACGAACTTGATTCCGAGGAGCTCGACGAGGAGTGGCTGGACTCACTGGAGCTTGAATGCGACGAACTTGATTCCGAGGAGCTCGACGAGGAGGGGCTGGATGAACTCAAGCTTGATGAAGACGATTTTGAGCTAGAACTCGACAGATCGCTCGACGACGAACTCATCGATGAGTTGCTACTAGAAGAACTGAGCGAACTAGAAGAATTTGATGAGCTCGATGAGATACTTGAACCGCTCGACGATGACGGACTCGATGAGCTACTGCTTGAGCCGCTACTCAAACTACTGGACGAAAGTGATGAAGAACTCGACAAGCTGGATGAGCTACTCGAGCCTGATGAAGAACTTGATGAGTCACTCGAGCTGCTTGATGACGAGGAACTCGATGAGCTCGAGCTACTCGACGAAGACGGACTCGACGAACTACTGCTTGAACTGCTTGATGAAGATGACGACGAAGATGAGCTAGACGAACTACTGCTGGAACTCGAACTACTGCTCCCCTCACAGCAACGGCATCCAATGGTTAGGTACGCGCTGGTGTCCTCATGGAAATGACAAACGATCTGCTGGCTTGTCAGAAGCGCATAGTCACAGACATTGTAGACCGCGACCTTTACTCCGATCGGTGCCCAGACGCCATTGGCGAACCGCAGTTCACGAGCCATGCCCCAGCTCTTCGCTTTGAGCCGAGATACTGGTTTACAGAGCAGTGTCTGTTTCGGCGGATCGATGATCCAGGAACGATTGCCATCGTACGTGACGCTGATGTACTGACCATCGTCGTAATTGGAAACCGGACCTCGAATGCGCTGGGCACTCGGATTGCGAGCGATGATGCGAACGGATTGACCACTTGGATTCAAGACCGGCTCAATTGTGCCGGAATCGTCTAGCTGAAATAGGTCACAGTTGGCTGACCCAGTCGCTAAACCGGAGCGCCCCGCGATACCACCGCTCGGCACTTTTATTAGGAAAGCTGGATCGGCCGGCTTACCGACTCGAACCACAGCCCACTGGACGCCTGTTTGATTCGCATCGCGTCGCCACAGGATTTGTGCCGATCCGTTGGGCTTCGACTGCAGCGTTGCTCCGCCAGACTCGGCAACATCAGCATACTGATGCCAGGTCTCCTGGACGTTTACCCGAGCAGCAACCACTCCGGCGAATACCACGCGACCAACTTTGTCTTGGGCGATCGGCTCGATGGCCACACCGAACCGACCCGCGTGCTCGTCGGCAATGGGTCGAACCGACTGGATCGTGGCATCGCGTACGAAGCGAGCGAGTTCCGCGGGCCCAACGTCAGGATCGCCCAGTGGGGCGTTAAAACCGACGATTCCACCGATGGGCACAGTGGTCGAAGATTGGTAGTGAACGCGAACGGTGGCAGCGTCGCGAACGTGGGTGCGGTTTCCTGCGCCACCGGCGAGTCGATCGCGAGCAACTGTATCGGCGGCCGCCAGCAGACGGTTGTATTCCGCTGCGGTGATGTTGAGTTTCTCGCCAGGCTTAACGCGTCGCGCCATTACTCGATCCCCAGCGCGTTAAAATTCGCTTCGGGGTAAACCTGCTCGACGTAAGCCGCTTCGGGAACTTGCAGGACGCGATCGCCGACCACCTCTTCACCATGCTTGACCCAGAGATAATCCCAGCCACGTTTTGCAACGCCTGCGATATTGCCAACCGTGAGATTCATCTCATTGGGTCGCGCCGCGAAGTGATAGGTCACATCGACCCAGTTCTGATCGTCCTCGCCACCTTCTCCACCCAGAAACAAGGCTTCGCCAGGCGCGAAGATCGACCAGGGACTTGAGTTGACTCGTCCGGTCATGGCGACCATGGCGAGAAGGTATGCCGTCGAGACGAATTCAAACTTCTTACGGACTGAGAACTCAAACGCGGGAACGGTTACATCGACGCCGGCAACGCCCGAGTCGCTCACACCGATTGCACCGCGATAGTTGGGGGCGATCTTGCCAGGGGCGGCATAGATGCCACGGGTTAAAAGTGATTGGTTGAGATGCGTTGACGCGCCGGTGGTATTGAACGAGACCGGATCAAGCTTTGTCCTATTGATTGAGGCCGTGACGAGCGCGTGCTTCTCGTTGATGTACTCGCCATCAATCTGCAGGAATGGAATCAGATCGCGATGATTGCTGCGATAGTACGAGAGTAGGGCATCGGCTGCGGTGGCAGGATCAACGGCCCCTCCGTTCGTCGCAACGTACACGAACGTGTCGGCGGTCGACTTGCCTCGAGTCGCCTTCTTGGACAGCGCTGCCAATTCAAAGTTGTATCCCCCGCTTGAGAATCCCATTAGCTGAACACGAAGCCTCCTGTGCGTGCGCGTTCGGCTAGCTGAGCGGTGTTCTCAGCGGTTTCGATGATGGCTCGTTTGACATCATCCGACAGGCCTTCGCCGATGACTTGCGGCATCTGAAGCCTTGCCACACTTTGTGAAAGCGCAGCATCGAATTCATCCAGTCGCACACGAACTGCTGCGAACGAAGCCAGAACTGACTCGAGATTGAGTGATGGCTCTGGTTCCCCTGCAGTCGGCTCGATCATCTCCTCTGGCGAAGAAACTTCAGCGTCCATCGGTTGCAGCCCACGCTCGGGTTCAACCTCTGGCACTTCGACTTCGGGCTCGATAGCGTCAGCATCCGCATTCACACCTGGATCGACGTCATCCGGGTTCGCTTTATCCTTTTGATCTGGTGGCTTAATGACAGGAATTAGCGAGGCACCACTTCCAAGACCAAGTCCACGACTGTCAAAGTTGCCGGCAGCCTCAGTCTTTTCAACTTGCTCCTCGGGACCTTTGGAGAATTGATCCATCGAATCCTTGGCCGAGCGGTCCAGTCCGAGTTTAAGGTCCTTCTTCTTCGGAGCTTTAAGCTTGGGATCTTTGATGCCATCGACTTCAACCTTCGGCACCTTTAAATCGCCAGGCTTGTGTGGCAATGGAAGAGTTGGAATGTTGGCGTCGGGTTGTTTTGCAACCTCCGGTTCTTGTGGCTTGGCTGCATTGGCGGTTTCCACAGCGGCATCAAATTCCGCCTGGGCCGCTGAGACCTGTTCGTCACGTTCCTTAGCTCGATCTTCGGGCGATTGGCGACCAGCTTCGCGAGCCACGCGAGCCTCTTCACGCATCTGATCGAGTGTCTTTTGGACGAAAGCAGTCGTATCGTCGATCGTCTTTTGTCGCGATTGTCCGGCGACTTCGTTCTGCGCGAACTGATCGTCGCGTGAAGCATCGACGACCTGGTTCTTGGATTCCGTCTCTTGATCGATGACCGCCATCTCGGCATCGATGTCACGACCAGCCCGGGCCTTTCGTCTTTCGTCAAGCTGTTGCTTGATTCCCTCCTGCATCTGCACACGATCGGATTCGATCTGTTGCTTTCGAGCGTCACGACGCTTCATTCGATCAGCGACCGCTTGCTGCTTCTTGGTCTCCTCGGCTTGATCGGCCGTTTTGATCTCTTTGTCGATCTTGGCCATTTCGACTTCGACATTCACATCGTCATCGAACAGCGACTTGAGTTTGATCCATGCCTTACGCAGAAAACCAACGGTCGAATTCCACATCGATTTGACTTGGGCCACAAATACAGACCAGGTGTCAGCAAGGTAATCGATGGTTTCAACCCAAGCAGTCTCAACTCCAGCCAGTGCGTTGATGAGTACGCCACCGATCTGAACAGAAACATCGCCAGCGATGTCGACGAGTTCGCGCAGTCGAATGAATCCCTTCTTGAGGAACCCGATCGTGGAATTCCAACCTTTTTGCACCGATGAGGTCAGGATGGTCCAACCATCGGCCATGAAACCTAGCGTGGAATTCCAAACGCTGGCGAGTCCCGACAGCGCACTGATTAGCACATCGCCGATTGCGTAGGCAGTATCGCCCCACACATCGGAAAGATAGTTAGTGAAGTCGGCCCAAACGCCTTTGAGATACGTGGTGCCTTTGATCCACTGGAGCTTGAGATAGGTCCACAGAACGTTGGCGGCTGCCGTAATATCACCAGCGGCCAGCGCGTTGGCGATCGCACCGAAGGCCTTGATCGTGTCCGCCTTCAATGTTTCAAAGACGCCTTTCAAATACTCGATCGCTTGGCCAGCAATGCCAGAAGAGTAGATGAAGTACGCGCCAAGTGCCGCGACGGCAGCGACAACTAAACCAAGCGGCGTGAACAGAGCGCCAATCATCGTCACAAGGACACCGATCGCAGTTCCCACAAGCGAGAACATCGAAGCGACTCCACCGACCGCGAACGCAGCCACGCCGGCCGCGCTACCAATTCCGATGAATGCTGCGCCGACGCCAACCACGCCAGCAACGATGAGAGCAACCTTCTTGACCACCTCCTGGTTTTTGCCAATCCATTCGGTGAGTCCCGAAAGAGCTCTTGAGATCGATTTCATCATCGAACTAACAGACGTATCAAGAGCCTCACCGATGGCGATCGCGACGCCTTCCACAGAACTCTTTAAGATCCGAAACGCACCGCCGATTCCCGCGTCCATGTCAGCGGCAGTCTTGGCTGCGATACCACCAGCGTTCTGAAGCTCGGTCAGAAGTTGACGTGTATCAGTAACGGTCTTGCCGATAGCCGAAGCACTCGTAATGCCAAGCAATCCGAAGACTTCGTTAAATGCTTCGGCCCGATCGCCCGTTCCCATGTTCGCGGTTGCTGCAGAGACTTCACCGAGGATGTCCACAAGATTGCGAGCGTTGCCTTGTGCGTCTTTGGTGGCGACTCCAAAGACCTTCATGAACTTTTCGGATTCGGCGGCACTGAGTGTCAGCAATCGACGCAGCGCAGTACCAGCTTCGCTACCTTGAATCCCGAGGTTACCAAGCGTTCCAAGGATGGCGAGCGTTTCTTCGAGACTCATGTTGGCGTCGGCTGCTACCGGACCTGCGTATGACAACGCTTCACCCAGTGACTCTACCGAGTTGAATGACTTGTTAGCGGCGGCTGTGAGACCATCGGCCACTCGTACTGCATCGGTGGCTTCCATGGAGAATTGGCGAATAGTAGCTGCCATGATTCCCGAGCTGAGTGTTGCATCGGTTCCAGTGGCGCGAGCGAGGTTCATAACCGCCAGTGTCATCTCCTCGATTTGCTTGGGTGAGAACCCCGCGCGACCAAGTTCGGTCATCAGAGAGGAAACTTCGCTGGCAGAGAAGCTAGTCGTAGCCCCCAATTGTTTGGCAGTATTACGCAAGGATTCGAATGCTGCACCAGTCGCGTTCGCGGCAGCGCCGGCGGCTCGGATGGCATCGTCGAAACTTGTATACACTGCGAGACTTCCAGCCACTGGGGCCGCTGCAGCGACACCAAGCCCCATAAGCTTGGTGCCGACCAATCTGGCCGACGCACCAAATGATTGCAGTCGCTTTTGCGCAGCCTCGAGCCCCTTGAGAAACTGGGCGCTTCGCGCAGTCAGCTCGACGTAGGCTCCTCCGGCTTTAACTTGGGACATGGCGACTCCGGCAATTTCGGTTTGTAACTTGCGCCGAGCATTGCAGCAGCCTGCTCAACAGTGCCGCGGGTAACCATCGGTTTCTGATTGGCGTAAGGATTGAAGTCGTCGGGCCTGAATGGCTTGCGACGTCTCTTACGATCTCGATTCATCTCGGCCATCAGCGCCATAATCGTGCTGGCAACATTCCAGTCGTGCTGGCGTTTAGCTTCTGCCATCAGCACGAGTTGGCGAAGTGTTAGGGGACCTGGGTCGACCCCGACGATGCCGGCGACTCGGGTGATGAGTCGTTCCAGCTCGGCACAGCGAGCTTGCGTTCGAGATCTTCGACGATCTTGTCGACCAGGTTCGGATCGTCCAGCCGCTTCTCGATCGCAATCAGTCCTCGCGTCTCGATCATCTTCTGTTTCTCGGCCGCCTTCCGCAGAAGACGGCGTCGTGACTCCGGGAAGTAATTGAGGAGCGCTTCTAGTAAGGCACCAGTTGCATCATCAATCGCATTGCCGGCCAACCCTTCACCGAACGATTCGTCGGTGATCTCTTGCTTGTCGGCTTGCGGTTTACAGATCGCGAACAGTACATCGCCGAGCAGCAACGGATCAGTCGAAAGTCGCGTGATCAAATCACCGTCGATCGTTTCAAGCAGATGCACACCAGTAAGAGCCTTTACGCGGCGCAGCGTCGTGTTATCGATATCGACAATCCAAATGCGCCCGGCGCGGTCTACAAACTTCTGCATGATGCCTCCCTGAGTACTAAGAATCCGTCAAACCAAACTTGTACGATTGCGATCAAGGACCAGCCAAGCCAGCTCCCACGTTCATTCCGCCACCGCTAGTCGATTGCGTTGGTTTGAGAGTCACATCAGCGGAGATTACCTCCTCGAGGTTCTGGTTAACGTTGAACGTCATAACTTCACAGGTCAGAGTCAGCGTTCCGCCGGCATCGCTAATACCGACGTCGCAAGGATCGCCCGAACTCCATAGGCCTTGAAGCATGCCGAAAGCAGAGTCACCCTCTTTATTGAGGACCGTGAACTCGATGGATGCATCCTTAAGCGTTCCCACAGTGGCTCGCCAGCCATTGTTCGCGCGAGTACTGGCATCGGCTTCGGCTTTTTCGAGGCTGACGGTGAGATCCTTAACATTGGTGATCTCGGCACCATCGATGGTGAGGACGGCTTCGAGACCAAGTCTTACTTCTGGCATTGTGGATGGTTCCTTATGGCGATCGTTTACTTGATGGAATTGGCCCAGAACGTTGGCAACCGACTGCGATTTGCATCCAGCGCCGGCTTCATGAACGGACGTTTGGGATAATGACGAGGCTTGTTGTCGCTACGTCGCTCGTTCTCTTCAGCAACCAGACGCGTTGCTCGATTGGCCTGGGCCGCAGTTTGCAGTTCGACGCGGGCGAATTTGGTGTTGTTACCTTGCTGCTTGATTCGGATCGGACCGTGTTCGCCGACTCGGAAGCGGTGAGGCTTCAGTTTGCGACGCTTCGTAGTCACGCCACCGAATTCATGCAGGTTCCAAAGTCGACCGGCAATCTCGTTCACAGGTCCGATGGCGACTTCGGTCTTGTTGTTGGTAACGTCGTAGCGAATCACCCGCTTGAGCATGCCCGTCTGCGTATGTGGCGGGCTGCCAGGCTTGGATGACGTTTTTCGACGTCGAATACTGAACCGAGCAGTCTTGCCAATTGCGCCCCCGGCATGCCGAAGCGAAGTGAAGGTGGCAGTCTCCGCCTTCTTCTTGAGCTTCCGCTTATCGAATTGAGTTCGGACCGTCAGCTTGATCATCGCGCCAGTTCAAAGGTTAAGGTCAACAAGCTTGTAAACTGACGCAGTTGTTCCCAGTGCTCGCTAGAGTACAGCACCGCATGTTCGGCTTTAACGCATCGTGCCGCTTGGAATGAAACGAGTCGTTTCAATCGAAACTCATCGGCGATCTTTTCAACGAGATCCACCAGCGGATCGATCTCGTCATTGGTCCCCTTGGAAAACTTCTTCTGCACGGCGACATCAACGCGGCAGTGGTACTTGTTGTGGGCGCGGTCATGAGGCAATAGCTCAACGTCACGAGGCACAACGCTCACACGTAATTCCTTCATATCTTCGAGATCGAAGTTCGGGACGTACATTCGCTCGGCGATGAACTCGAAGTCGAACTCAGCGGCGTTGAGTTGGGCGGTGACGCTATCGGCAACTTGTAAAACGGTTGTCATGACGTATGGGATTCGATCTGCTTGGTGTGGATGCGGAGTTTCAAACGGAATGGATCGCTGTAGCGCCAGGGTGGATCGCCACCAAGGGCCATCACTTCAAAAATGAAAGTTTGGTTGCCATCGATCTCGACGATCGTGTCACCGCGCCGCGGTAGCGAGCCGATGATCGAGTCCAGCAGTGCATAGGTGTCGATCAGGAAATCACGAACCTGGCTGCGAGTGACAATGCCTTCGCCGTCATCCTGGTCGTACAACGATTTACCGATGGTGGCTTGGAGCGTGGCTCCGACTTCTCCTCGGCGATATACAACTTGGCGAGATGCATGTTGCGTGAGTTTGGAGGCAAGCCACTCCTGGCCTTTTTGAAGCATGTCGGTCATGACTCTTCCTTTTTTATTGGGAATAGTCGCAACAAAAGGCCTGTGATTGAGCCAATCGCGGCAGTTCCAACCCGAGCCGGATCGGCTGCTGATCGTAGATAGAACCCAGTAATCGTTCCAACTACAAATGACAGTGTTAACGACACGAGAAAAAACAGGAGCCAGCCGATCATTGTTGTTCCCCACTAAGCAGCTTCGAGGCCTTCGTCCGCACATCATCGAGCCACACGGCGTCGGCGCGGCGCTGATATTCGGAAGCTACGGCGGTTGCCTCTTCGTCAAGCTGTTGCTGACGAAGTGTTGTCTGGCGTGCTGGCTGAGTTGGCTCAGGGGTAAGGAATGCGACTGGCGACGCTTGCCGAAGTTGCTCTAGTTCGCGCTTCTTGACAGGAAGCAGAGCAACCGCCAGCAAGACTACGACGACAATGATGGCGATGGATAAAAGCATGCTTAGTGAACCTCATTTGGAGAAATTGGCTTGTGATGGATCAGGACGAGGTTATGTGGCTCGCTTGATCAGAATGAAGACGAGTAGAATCACAGCGATTCCAATCACCGCAACCGTTGCGATCTCGCCAGCCGACAACCACATCAACGCATTGCGAGTGTCTGTGGCGTTATCAAATAAGTCGCGTACTCGGTCGAGTGGCCGGCGGTCTTCGGAGGGTGGCGTTGGGCAATATCCATCGGGACAATCCTCTGCCGAAAGATACAGCGTCGGCGTGATTGCATCGTCCCAGGAGTAACCCTTGGTCTTTACTGCGCCAGTCTTTTGAGCTTGTTTGGCTTGCTTGTAGAGCGAGTAACCATGCTTGAGGTCGGAGTAAAGTTCATCCGGTGAGCTGGGAATCATCGCTCGACCAGCCGCATGGATATGTCCACCGGTAGCATCTTGAAACAAGACCACTGGGAATTGCTCGGCAGGCACAATGTCTGCGTAGCGAGTCTTGTAGATCGCATTGCTCGCGTTGTAGACTTGGAACTCGCAGCTCTCCTTGAGTGCTGCCAGTTGCTTGTTCTGCGTAAACCAATCTTGCAACTTCTGGCTGGTTGCATCGTTGTTTACGAACAACGCGATCTGATAGGATTTCTTGGGAGGTGGTGAAGCTGGCGCGGAGGCCGGCGTTACAACCAGCGGTTGGATCGCTGGCTCCTGTGTGTTCGTAAAGTTCGGCGCAATGGGAAGTGGTGAGGCCACCGTTGGCGTAACGACGCTAGGTTGCACGATTGTGGGTTGAACTACCATCGGTGCAGGATAGACGCGTTGTGGTGGGCAGTTTGGCGGACAGATTCGAATCTGTTGCTTAATCTCGCCTTGGGTTTGTAAGTTCACAGACTGGGGCTGTTCCAATTTCTCGATCGTACCGACGCTCGGCGCGGTGGGGCGAAAGTAGGGCACCGTCCAGCTTTGTGCAGGCTTGGATTGCGGAGCCGCGTTGTTCAACGTCGTGAGGACGATCCCCAGGAGAATTGCGTGGACGATGGCCACGACAATCAATCCCAGGCTTAGGCGGATGCGAATGGTATCGTTGATCATAGTGATTACAGAACCTCATAACTTTGGTAAGGCAGCGAACTGCTTGGATCGTTAAGAACGGTTAGGGCAAAGCCGCCATAGCCTGCCCACAAGCGAATGAACTGTTCACGAGGTGTCAGCTCGAATCGCCCTGGATAGTTGTTGTCGAGGATCGCTGCGAACTGCTGACCGTCGCGTTCGATCCAGCCGACGAACGTGCAGCAGTGTGCGGGCTTCCACCAAAGGATCGCACCTCGCCTGGTCGCACTGGCCCAATCAAGGAACCGAGGGTCGGCCTTGAGCGTATAGCTGTAGTCGATGCCAGCCGCATCCAAGCGATCACGCAGTCGCGAGTCCCACTCGCCGTCGGCATAGGTTGCTCGCCAACGTTCGCCAAGTTCGAGCTTGTTAAGCCAACGTAGATGGTTCACTAGCGACGCATGCACGCAGCTCCCTTGGCCAAGCGATCCGGTCCAGTTGCGTTGATGCAGTTGGATGGGAAGATTCGCTGGAGGTTGCTCTGGGGCTGGCGTTGGCAATGCACGGACATTGACAACGCCCGAATCGCAGCCAGCAAGAGCCAGCATCAGTAACGCACAGGATGTAATCAATTTTTTATGAATCATGTAGAGCTCGTTTCTAAAACTGATAACTGTGACGACTAACGCTGGACCGCAAACGCAAGGGTCGTTTGGAGAGCCGAGGCCCAACTCGTGCCCCTGGTGCGGGCCAGCGATAGTCGTCGCTAACTCTTGAATACCACCCACAGTCGCGAATTCGTTTGAGACGTAGCCGCAACAAAACGAATTGGCAGCCCGCACATTGCCTTCATCGTGACGTAGCGTGGATTAGCTGGATCAAACAAGTCGGTTTCGTAGCCGGCGAGCTGTACGCTCTCACCATTAGGTAAAAGGCCTTCAATGATCCACGCCGAGGGAACGGATTGACTTGCCACGCAAAAGCAACTTCGAAACTCGCCGACCGAGAGCCATTGGCTGACAAGACCATTGGCCATTCGCAAGGGCTGGGTTGTGCGAGCTCGATCGATTGTTACTTTCGCGATTGAACTCATCATCTATTGACTCAAACGTAAACGGACTGTGAGTGTGCCTGGCGGCGCGGCTTCAATGGCTTTGCCGATCATCGAATGGGCGTAAGCGTTCTTAACCACGTGCCAGCTGATCTGCGACCAATAAAGGATCGTGCCAGCGGGGATGTTGGTGGTTGGATCTTTCACGACATCGAAGACGCCGCGAACCGTGATGCTGCCTCGTGAGCCCGCACTAATCCCGAACTTTGCGATGCCCACGATCTTGCCCACGACAACCACTGAACCAGCGGCTACGTCGGACTCGGGGACGATCGGCAAGGTGTTACCATCCGAGACGAAGATGGCTCCTGCATTTATGATTTGTGCGTTGTTGCTCACGGTGTCTCATCACTGGCTCAGGCGAACGCGGACGAAGGAATCAGTGGCGGCAGCGTCGCTTACGACTTTGCCGAGATACACGGTGCCAACATCGTCAGCGACCACCGCGCCGTCCTCATCGACGTAGACCTTGGTGCCCGCTTCAAACTCGACAGCCAGAGCCGGGTCCTTGGGAATGTCAAAGACACCTTCCACAGCAATCGAACCAAGCGCGCCGGCCTTGATGTCGCGCTTGGTAATCCCCACCAAGTCGCCCTGGATCACAATTGATCCAACGGCGACATCAGCGGTGGGAGTGAAATCGACGGCCTTACCGTCATGAACAAATTGAGCTTGCATTGAGGTTTTGATTCCTGTGTCTGGAGTCTGAAGTTTGCTTGAACGGATCGGTCAGATCAGACCGATCTAAGGAGATCACTCGCCCGTTACCTTCACAGCCGCCCGTGGGTCTTGCGAGTTCACACCGAAGTCGATGTAGGAGCGGAATCCCATGCCGAGCGTATTGGGTGGCATTTCAACGCGCTCAATCACAGGTGTGCGACGGCCGTTGAGGAACACGATCTCAAACGCAGGCAGTACATTGGGATTGGCGAACAGATACCAAGCCGATCCGCTGGCACCTTGGTAGTAGGTGTCCGACATGTGCGGCGAAGAAATCACGCGGTACTTGTTGCGGTGAGGGTTGTCGACCGGAATCTTGGTCGGCGTCCCCTGCGCGTCGATCATGAGCTGCGCCGACCCCATGAGCAGTTCCGCATCAGTTTCGAGCTCAACAGGAACAACCAAGAACTCGGGCCGAATGTTGATCGGCTTTTGATCCTTGGCTCGATTGCCAGGGCCCGACTTCTGTTTGCGGAAGGTCGTCTTAGCATTCGTGAGCGACTCGGGACCGAACTTGGTATCGGGACCAGAAAGCAGGTTACCGTTGGCTGACGAGAAGAACGCGGTGTTTTTGAGCAGCAACGTGAAGAATAGCTCGTCGATCGACTCAGCACCGCTTCGTCCCATTTGACGAGGGATGTCCATGAACGCATTGAGATCATCGTTGATGATGTCATGCCGAGTCAGCGCAAGAATCTGACCATACGTATCAGCCTTGTTGCTGTACTTCTGATCGGAAAGCTTGCCATGCTTCAGCTCACCATCCGGCGCAACCTTCTCGAAGCCCCCGGTACCGAGCAATCGATAGCGAGAGATCTCCTTGAAGTCGCTCACAGTTCCGATACTGCACAGATCAAACGCAGCGATCGGCGTCGACTCGTAGGCAGACAAGAGCGTCTTGTTCATAACGTTCTCGAGGATGCCAGGTAACGACATCGTTGAGAAACCTGCGCGAATCGTTGCAGTACCGTCGCCGAACACGCGCGGAATGTCGTGGCCCTCCAATCGCGCGCATTCAGCGACAAGTTCACGCAAGCCAATGTGCCGAAGCGGATCGGCCGAGTTGAGCGTTCGCTCGCCGTAAGCCTTGAGCAGCTTGGTTTCATCGAGTCCGACCGACAAGCAACAGGCCGCTTCGAGGACTTCGCGTCGGTACATCGGTTGGCTTGCCTGTTGATCAGGGGCCTTGGGTCGTTCGATTCGTAGCACTGCCAACTCCGTCTTGGTAACACTCCAGCCTTCTTCGATCGCGCGAGCTTCGATCTCAGAATGCTTTCCGGCGCAGACCTTGCGAATGCCGGCGATACGTTTGGATTCAGCAGCGGCTTCGATGCGCATCTTGGTAACAACTCCACTGGTGACAGGACGCTTTGGCTTGCTACCCAGGTCCAGGCTGGCGTTTACGGGTTCTGGCTCCGAATCATCGGTCTCGGTGGTGTCGTCATCCGACTCTTCGGTATCGGGGTCCTCATCATCACCGGACTGACCAGCTGCGATTCGAGCCTCAGTGTCATCGTCCGCACCAAGGGCCACGAAGGACACTTCGCCCAGCGTTGACTTGCGAGCGATGTAGACGGGACCTTTGAATTCGCGATTGTTAGCGGTCGCAGTCTTACCTTCAGGAATGAACACAACCTTGTCTGCGTTCGCGCCGAGCGAAGCTTGCCAAGGAAATCCGTTCTCGCTGGTGGCGATGACTTCTTGAGCGGTCGTTCCAACGCCCGAGATCACGCCGGCGACTTCCAGTCGGCTGTCGCTAACCATGATGTCGTCGGTATGACCAACGATGCTTCCACGATCGTGGTCCTTCAGAATCGGACGCGACTTGCGAGTCACACGCATGCCTGCTAGGTCTACAACCACAGGGTAAGGCCAGCCACCGAGACGCATCGCGCCTCCGGTGTAAGCGACCATCGAGAATTTGCGCAGCGCGGGCTTGCCTTCTTCGGCAGCCTCAGCCGCTTGCAAGTTGATCGAACTCGCATCGTCACAAACGATTCGCAGCGAGCTGGGTACCGATTCGGCCTCCACTTCACTCGGCTTATTTGACTGCAATGTCTTCGTCATCCGTTACATCTCCTGGAGAAAGTGAATTTGAATCGGTCGAGAGTCCTAGCTCACGCATGAGCGAGACCTCTTTCGCGCGTTGTTTAAGTTCCGCCTCCCAATCACGCCCCTGCCGCGCGTATTCATGGGCCAGAGTTGTCGTATGATTGGCGAGGCGGATTTTCTGGGCATTGGCTTCTTTGGCTGGGTCGACATGCTCATGACCGTCCCAGAACCATTGATGCTCGAACGACGAGTCGAGAGTGCGAAGCGAGTTAGGCAGATAGCCTTCGATGAGAATCGCCTCACGCAGCCATGCGTACAGAATGCGATCCAGAATGGTGCGAGCCATTTGGGACTGCTCGACACGGATCGACTTGAAGTAGGTTTGATGGTCCAGTCGCCCGGAGGCGTAGTTGTAGCCCGACGAATTTCCAGCAGCTACATTGAACGGCATGTTCAAACAGCGTGCAATTTCGTTAAGAACCTCGCGCTTGAACTCGGCGTAGGTTGTTGCCGGTTGCTCGGCATGCATCTGAGCCATCTTCCAACCGCCAGGCATCGTCAGCAGCGCTCGCTTCTCCAGTTCGATCGGCTCGAACGGTTCAGCGGCGTCGGCTTCACCACCCGCCGGCGCGTCGGTGTAAAGAATCCCAGCGAAGTCAGCGGCCGTTTCGGCAGCCGCTAATACAGCGAGCGTGAATCGTCGCAGTTGTGCAAACAATGGCAACGCCGGCGTGATGTCGGGAATACCACGGATCTGCCCTGGACGATCGCTGCGGAAGAAATGGAGGATCGAACTTGCATCGATCGTTTCATAGTTCTCAGTCAATGAGAACGCATCATCGCCTGGATGCTCTCGGAGCACATCATAAGAGATCGGATTGCCATGCTCATCGAAGCGAATGCCGTCGATATAACGATAACTATCGAAAGCCAAAATAGGCGATGTGACTTGTTCGGCCTCGACGAGCTTCAGATCGAGCTGAACTGGCGAATCAATTCTTGGATTACTGGTTAGCAAACCAAAAGATTCACCGTCTGAAACGCGAGCGAGCCGCATCGTGCGCAGCTTCTCTGCCAATCCAACTGCATCTGCCCACGCAAAGAACTCCTGCTCGACGAAGCGATTGGCAAATCCATCGGCCGTCAACATCTGTAAACGTGGACCAGTGCCCACGCAGTCGTTGGCCAGGGTCAACGAGATGCCGCGGGCATACGAGTTATTGGCAATCTCGTATCGCGAACGGTTGCGTAGCGTGCGGCGCACCTCGGGGCTATTGGCCGCGCTGGCCGATAGTCCATCAGCGGCCGCCCAGTGGCGAACGTTGTCGACCGTGGTGGTCGCAGCGTCGTAACGCCCCAGCAACCTCATCAACGACCAGGGGTGTCGGGCCGAGCGTCCACGGACGAGCGATCGATCTTTTTGATCGCTGTTCTTGCTCAGAATCCCTGACAACAACTTAAACATCCGTGACTCAATCCCTACTGTTAAACCCGACACCCCTGCCTATAGAAACAAGCGCGATCAGTTGCGAACCGTTAGTCCGCCCCTGGTGGCACGAGCTTGTTGAAACGAAGACCACGCTTCGGTTGAGAGGCGGCTGTCTTGGACGCCAGGTACTTGTCAGCAGCGATCTGCTCGGTGAGCTTATGCTGCTCGACGCTACCGGCATCTCCCGATGCCTTGGCGGGTGCCTTGGCACTCTCGCGAATCGTCTCTTGCAAGTTATCTGACATCTGGAAACCCTCTTCGAGTGAAAAAGAAACTCGATTGCCTCTTCCAGTACTAACTATGCAATTTGTCCGAACGACGTCTCAAAAATTATTTTCTTCGGGTCTGTTGAAGTTCTTTGAAACTCATGCGTTTTCGGGAAATATCGAGTGTTGCTTCGGTTCCAAATAAAATTGCTCCTTGCATCGAAGCCGCAACCGCTGAGCCAACCAAACAATCGAACCAGTGGTTGTCCGGCTGCTCCGGTCGCTGCTTCCATTCGTCCACACTTCGGCCGCGGGCTTCGGTCTTAATGAAGTACTCCGACGTCAAATGCTCGGCGAGCATACGATGCGTTTCGGCGTTGGTACCGAAGAGCGATAAGCACCCTCGATCGCCCATGTTCACACGAAGGCGAGCGTTGACAAACGACTTCCACCAATTGGTGTCGTAAACCACGTGGCGAATCGCACGCTTCCCGTTAACGTTGGGGATGCGCCAGTTGAGTCCGACGCGATCTCCTGGCCGGCGACGATACTCGCTGAACGGTAAACTCGACGCTCCGACGAAGCGACCGTGGCTGGGCATCATCACAGCGGCATGTTTTGACTGCCGGCAGAACTGGTAGACCACATCCGTCGATTGCCCCCAGTTGGCGTCGATCAAACAGCGACCGATACGCATCGCTGCGCCGTCGTCTCGTTGCCACTCGCGATCAAGTAGTTTTGAAGTCAAGAATTCGAGCCCAGCGTAGATCGACCCCTCGAGTCCTGTTCCGGTGGCTTCGGAGCTCAGCGTCTGGCGAGCTTCGCGCAGCGTGAAGTAGGGACGTTGCTGGTCGGGGTAGCAACCATAGTCGATCACATAACCGGTGAAATCATCCTCCCAAGCGGTGACCACATAAAAGAGCAGCTTCTGCTGGACGTCGATAAAGGCCGTGAGATGGTTTGCACCGATCGATACCAAGCCACGATCCATGCGGTTGATCTTGCTGGCGACCTCGTCGGGTTTAAGCATCCCATCGACAACCGTCTCTGCCGGCAGAGGTTGGTTTTGATACTCTGCGAAGAACGCGGCCTCGTCCTGCAATTTCAAGTTCATTGCATGCTGGATCGCCGACAGTTCGTCGTAGTTGAAACGCTCTTGCCAGGCAATGATGGCACCATCGTCCATCGCGACCTGGTTCTGACGATAAAACTCGGTTGCCGATTCACCACCATCGCCGTTACGCATGCCCTCGGCGCGGATCTCGGCGTAACGTTCCCACAGCGTTTCGTTCTTGGGGAACGCATAAACCATCTTGGTGCGCTCGCCATTCCATTCCGGATGCCGGTTGCGGTCCAGGATGCTATCGGCCATGTCGCTAGGCCGGATGACGGTGCAGGGCATGATGCCAGAGATCTTCTTGCCAGGACCAGCTAAGCCAAGCACTGCGCCGGCGAGTATGCTTTCGCGATTCGCGCATTGCGAGAGCGAACGAGCGCTCTCATCCGTTTGCGGGTCATCGAGTACCACGAGACTCGGACGTACTGTTCTGCCATCGGGACGTTTGAACTTCATACCTCGGATGCGGCCGGTTAGGCCGGCGACCTTAATAATCGCTCCGCTGGCGCTGCTACCTTCGATCGTTGGTAGAACGACTTCTTTTGCGGTCCATCCAATCTGAGTGCGTTTGCCTTTATAGAGCTGGCCATTGGCTCGATTGGAGATTCCATCGAGGGCTTGGATCGGAAAGCAGACCTCGGGGAAGTCGGCTAAGAGCAGCTCGTTGCTGTCGAGTTCGGTTTTGATCGAGTCGAGCATATCACATGCATGCCCTTCATCACTGCCGATCAAACAAACGAAGTTGCGATGACCATAGAGCACTGCCCAAATACATGCGACTTCGGCAATCGAACTCTTGCCACTACCACGAGCCATCGCCAGTGCAAACAAGCCCCCATGGACAACGGCTTGCTCGATCTTATTGATGACTTTGATATGGTCCGGCGACCAAGCTAGATGAAACGTCAAAGGGAAGTACGTTTCACAAAAGTATCGGAAGTCACGCGAAGCGCGATCTTTGCGATCTGGGTTATCGACCTCAGGTAGTTCACCAATGTCGCGCCCGGCAAGTGCGAGCGCTGCATTGCGTGCACGAGCTCGCTCTTTCATCGCTTCATATGGATCGCCGGCGTTCGTCGTACGAGGCGTATGTCGTACGACATGCATCCATGCGCAATAGCGGAGCAAGTCAACGGTTTTGTTGTCACCGATGCGTGCGCCGGCGCGTTGACGATGCCGATAGAGTTGCCGTTCGCTGATCACCTCGCCTAGCGGCGTTGAATTGAGTAGTCGGCATAGCTCGCTTGGTTTTAGTTTCCTTGGATCACTCGCCACGTCCCATCTCCTTTGCTTGCCAAGCGCTGTAGTGCACGAGGTTGATCGTTCCATCAACGTTCACCGGCGCACCGTTTTGTAGGTCTAGTCGGATCTTCTCCGGCTCGATGCGTTCTCGGTAAGCGGCTGAAAGCAGTTTCGCTGCTTGCTCAACCGAAAGCCTCGTCGGATCGACCTGGTTGTTTCCTTCACTCATCGCATTCCTCCATGGTTTGGCATCTCGAAACGTGGGGCCACCGTTTGCGCACGGTCGCGTTTCAACCGCATGTTCGCCTCGTTATGCGGAGCATGTTTAGACGCGACCGTGGCGTAATGTTGGCGCACCGGTGGCCTCTCAGAAAACATGCAGAATTACTGGAAAAACATGCAGGAATCGGCTGGATGTTCCTCGAAACGCATGGCTCATGTGTGTCATCGCGACGCAGAAAACGCGACGCAAAACACACCTCGCACCACAAAGGAACAGAACAATGAACGCAAACGAAATCGCCTTCGGAATCGAATTTGAAACCACCCTCCCCGGCACCGACAACACACCGATCGGACCTTACCACAGCGGATACCAAGTACCTTGGCTGCCAACCGGATGGAAAGCAGAACGCGACGGGAGCATCCGACCCGAGAACGCCAGCCGCAAAGGTTGCGAGTTCGTAAGCCCAATACTCAAAGGGGTTGAAGGCGTACGACAGGTCGAAGACGCGATCGACCAGATCAACGCTCGCGGTGGCCAAGTAAATTCGAGCTGCGGCCTGCACATAACGGTTAGCTGGAACGGAGACGCATCCGCCTTGGCAAGATTGATTTCCCTGGTCGGCAACCACGAACGAGCGATCTACGCCTCGACCGGAACCCGCAAACGCGAACAGATGATGTACGCCAAGCGGATCAAGCAATACGGCAACAAAGACAACGCCAAGAGCCGATGCGAATCGGATCGCTACCACCTGCTGAACCTGACCCACCTGACCCGCGGTAAGAACCGAATCGAGTTCCGGGCCTTCGGCGGAACGCTCAACAAGACCAAGGCGGTCGGATACCTGATGATGGTTTTGGGTTTGGTTGAATTGGCCCTTAATACCAAACGCTGCAGCGAATGGGACTACATCAAAAAGGAAGGCACCAAGAGTTGCTGGGATCGCCCCGGGGCTGGCCTTGGCGAAACCGAAATCAACCGATTGTTCTACCGGCTCGGATGGACCAAGGGTTGGTACAAGGGTGCCCTTCGCGACAAGATCTACGGAGAGATCGCCGGCGAAACCAAACCGGAATGGAAGACCATCAAAACCAAACTCTTGGAACTCGCCCGCAAATACGACCGCGCGGCCTAGAACGGAACCACATAGAGCGCCGCGAATGGAATCGCGGCGTTCTTTCGTTTGGTCGCGACGCTTGCGCACAGTCGCGTTCTTGCAGCAACATTCGACCGAGTACCCCACATGTGAACGGACGCGACGTGGGCCAACGTTGGCGACCGTAGGGCATGCTGAGAAACATGGAAAAACATTCAAAAAAGTTGGCTGAATCGGCTTGAGGTTATTCAAACCGCATGGCTCATGTGTGTCATCACGTAAACGATTCCATTCCCTTTCCGAAACGGAGAAACACAGATGAACGAAACGAATCAAACGAGCGCCGAGCAAGCGATCCAAGACCAACTGCGACGCCTCAAATGGATGATTCCGGATGCAAAGCGCCGCATGGACGAAGCGGCTCAATGCATGCTTCGACGCGCACAAGGGGCAACTAAAGACACCGAGGCATTGCTGGCCGACGAACCATGTAGCATGTCCTGGGTCGATTTCGCCGAGGGCGACCTCCGCGCAGCTCGCGAGGCCAAAGCGGAACTCACAAAACTTTATGAGCAACAAAAAATGCTCGAGTTCTTTTTGAAGAAAGACTAGCGAGCATCGCGGATTCGCCGGCGGCCAAGCGCTGCCGGCGGGCTTGCCTCGCAATTCTCTGGAACCTCGTTGGACCTCTTTTGCATAGATAGTTATTAGAGGGCGAACATATGAGTCCTCCCGATACGCGAACTTCTGTGACTGCCGACGCACCGGAAAGAAAGCTGCAGAATCTTTTCCGAATTCTCGCATGCTCGGCTTGAGGTTATCGAAACCGCATGGCTCATGTGTGTCATCGCGTAAACGATTCAAACCTTTTTCCGAAACGGAGACACAAACATGACCAACGCAAACAACCCACACGCAGCGACCGATGCAACCCTTCGCCAAATCTTCAAGGCGATGGACGCCCACCAAGCCCAAGAGATCCGCGAAGCCTACTACAAGGCAATCGAGGGTTTGATGACCTTGGCAGAAACCCTCGAGGTCGCCGACGCACAACAAACACCCAGCGCCGGCCCGCTTCTCACCGAACACTTCAACGCGGTCCAAGCCCTGGACGCGATGAAGAACAGCCGCCTCGGAAAGATCCTTTAAACCACAGACCAGCGGAATGCCACGGACGCCGCGAACGGAATCGCGGCGTTCTTCCGCTTGGTCGCGACACTCGCCCACAGTCGCGTTCTTATGAACACCTTCGACCAAGTACCCAACATTCAATACATCGCAACACGGGCCAACGTCGGGGCCCGTAAGGCTTCCCGAGAAACATGAAAGAACATCGGAAATTGCTGCTGGAACCGGCTTGCTGTGTTTGGAACCGCATGGCTCATGTGTGTCATCGCCCAGCGACCGACCGCTTTCACCACGCAAGAGGAGAACAAACCGATGGCCCGAACCAACGCCAGACACACTGCTATCAGAACCGCCTTCAAACAAATGCCTCGCGCTACCGCGCTGGACATCTGCGACGACTATCGCGAAGTGGTCACACGGTTGAAGCGACTGGCCGACAACTTGGCGGGCGCGTTCGTGGTAGCGAGCGGAGATTCGGCTCGCGCCCTCGAAGCAGAACTCCGCATGTTTGAAGAAGCAATCGAGGTCCTTTCTGGCAGCATGTTGCCCGAAGCGATCGACGAATGTTTGCCTTCCAAAGAATGCTGACAAAACCTGCTGAAAACATTGAAAGTACGGCTTGAGGTTATCCGAACCGCATGGCTCATGTGTGTTATCGCATAACCAATTTTCATTCACCCAAACGGAGAACCAAACATGAATCTCGACACCCTGATCGAAATCCTCAACGACTACCGCGAAGAGTTCGGAGGCGACGCCGAAGTGCGGCTGATGACCCAGCAGAACTGGCCTTTCGAGAACCGCATCTGCGGCGTGACCAGCGGCCGCGACATGAACGACGCGTCCGACGATGAGGATGAAGACGACGACGCCCAAGACGTTGCCGACGACAACACGGTCTACATCGTCGAAGGCGGGCAGATCTGCTACGGCAGCAAGCGGGCTTGGGAAACATGTCGCGATAGTTGATTGCGACACACCGATGCGCCGGGGGAAAGATCCTGAAAAACCTTCAGAATCTTTTCCCCTTCGGCTTGATGCGGTTTGAACCGCATGGCTCATGTGTGTCATCGCATACGACATATCAAACACGAACAAACGGAGATCAACACTATGCCAACGATGACCAACCGACCACGCCTGACCTCGGCCCAATTCCTCGGAACGCACCGACGAGCGCTGGAAACAATTAGCGACCTGTACGCAGCGGTCGAAGAAATGCCGATCCTCGCCGCTTCCGACCCAAACACCATGAAGCGGTTCTTCGACGAACTGGCCGATGTACAGGCCACAGCCGCCAAGCTCGCCCAACATTTCCGAACGCAGGTATGCACCGAAGAAAAGATTCCGAATTCCTTTTGAATCCGGCTTGATGCGGTTCAAACCGCATGGCTCATGTGTGTTAACGCGAAAACGATTCACCAACCAAACAACGGAGACCAGCAGATGACCCAACACGACTTCGACCTGACGATCACCAAGATCAGCAATCGCAACCGCGGCGCTGGCGGATCTTGGGTGCAAGGCAAGATCAACGACGACTATCGCTTCGATGCCTTGGTGTTCGCAGACCACGCAGAGCGAGAATCCTTCGAGCTCAACCAGAGCAAGATCTCGAAGCTTTGGATTCAACGACTGGCCGACCACAAAGTGATGTTCAACTTCGATCGCGGATTGGATGTGCCGGCGGCGAGCACGGAGGTCCAGGTGGTAGTCGACTTTCTTTGCGAGGGATTGTCGGACTTGGTCTTTGGTCAATAAGCCGAAACGCGACACGGACGCGCGTAGTCGATCGGTGGTTCGATCGACCTGACGATGGCAGCCAACCACGAACATGAATTGGGAGATACGAAGATGAAGAAGGCAGAAGTAAAAATCGGTGGCAAGTACTACGCGAACGTCTCGGGTAATCGATGCGAGATTCAAATCGATGCCGAGAAGCCTCGCGGTGGCTGGGACGCGACCAACCTCGCAACCGGAAAGAAGATCCTCATCAAGAGCGCTCAACGCCTGCAGGGCGAAGTCGGCACGCGACGCGGTCGCGCGAAAGTGACCACTGAGGGCAACGTTACCGTGGTCGAGAACGAACCCGCAACGGTTGAAACGTTCGGCGGCGAGACTTCCACAGCGGTTGCGGTTCTCAAGAGGCCACGCAAGGCGAAAGCGGCAACCACCGAGACCGCAGACGCCGGCGAGAAGCGATTGAGCTGCGTCGCTGCGGCCTTGAAGGTTCTTGGCGAATCGAGCGATCCGATGAACGCGCAAGAGTTGATCACTGCGATGGAAGCCAAGGGCTATTGGACTAGCCCCGGTGGCAAGACTCCCCACGCGACCTTGTACAGCGCGATCCTTCGCGACTTGGCCAAGGGCGACGACAGCAAGTTCGTAAAGACCGAACGCGGACGCTTCACGGTTCGAGGCTAGGAGACCCCGCCGGTGAAACACTTTTACGATTTGCGAACGGTGGATGACCTGGCCGACGGCGAGATCGCAACGCCAGAGCCAGGCATCACCTACGACCTGCGTACGATCCACAATCGCAAGCTTGACGTCGGCAGCGTTGTTGATGTGATCCGACTGGGCCCGACGCTGTTCGCGCGCACAACTAACGGAGACTCGATCGCAGTCTCCGGACACGGAGCTGCCATCTTGGTACCGCGCGACCTGTAGGGAACCTAGAACCAGAAGCACGGAATGCTTCCCACCAATCGCCCCACGTTTGCACCGTGCGGGCGTTTTCTCGTTGATGAGAACATTAGCCCAACCAGCAACATAATGCGACACATCGCGAAACTGCGATTTGCCGGTGCATCCACATGTTTGGAAGAATTTTGCAAAACATGCTCGCATGTTGGCTTGATGTTCTCGTGATTCGTTGGCTGACTGTTGGGGACCGTCTTTCGTCTCTCTAACAACCAGGAACCAACGATGTCCAAAACGTCCATTGAGCCGGCGGCTCCCTATGAGAACCTTCACCTCGTAGCTCGCGACTACCTCGATCGACTGCGTCAATCGCTTGACGCATTGCAACCACCAGATGACCCAGCGTTGGGCTGGCGCAACGTACACACGATGGCCCAGGTCAACGTACGACTCGCTCAAGCCGGCGAGCTGCTCGACAAACTCACCACAACCACGAAATGAATCAAGGAACCACTGACTATGCAAACACGATTGAAGAAAGGCGATCGCATTCGCCTGGTGTCGATGCCGCAAGATCCCGATCCGATTCCAGTTGGATCGCTCGGGACCGTCGTCGCCGTTCACGATCATCGCGACTGGATGCAGATCGATGTCGATTGGGACAACGGCCGAACACTCATGTTGACGATGCCTGACGACTGCGTCTCGATTGTCGAACCCAACCACCACGAACCATCGAAGTAAGGAACACAAAACATGTCTACACGAGCAACGATTGCCTGCAAGCAAGACGATGGTCGTTACGCAGCGATCTATCTGCACTTCGATGGCTACCCAGACCATGCCGGCAAGATCCTCGAACAAAACTACATTGCGATTGATTCGGCACGGACGCTTGTCGCCGGCGGCGATATTCGTTCGCTCGCAAACGACGGAACGCCCGAACGATTCTCTGACGGCAATCGCACGGTTGTAATGCCGACGCGCGCAGCCCTTCACGAATTCGCGAGGAATTGCGGAGCCGAATACATCTATATCTTTGAGGATCAAGCTTGGCATTGTCATAAGCTTTGAATGCGACCTCCTATCGCATGTTCTCTTCACGTGGCTTCATCGGAATCGGCGACTCACCCGTTCGCTCGAGGATCGCTTGCTTTCCCGTGAAGCGTTGAAACCTATCGACGATGACGTCCGCGTACGGGCAATCGAGTTCCATCAAGAACGCATTGCGTCCCGTCTGCTCTGCGCCGATCAAGGTTGATCCGCTGCCACCGAAGAGGTCGAGCACGTTCTGGCCTGGGAGCGACGAGTACTGGATCGATCGAACCGCGAGCTCGGCAGGCTTGCCAGTGAGATGCTCGAGTTGCTGGGGCGGGATCTTCTTTACGTTCCATAAGTCCGTTTCGTTATTCGGGCCGTAGTACTTATGTCCGGCACCCTCGTTCCATCCATAGAACGCCCATTCGTGCGCGCCCATGAAATCTTTGCGAGTCAGAACCGGATGCATCTTGTTCCAGATGATCGCTTGGCTGAAATACAAACCATGCTTTTTCAGGAACGGCGGGTAGTTTCCGCAATTGGCATAGCCGCCCCAGATGTAGAAACAACCACCAGGCACGAGTACGCGAGCAATATTTCCAAACCACGCATCGAGCAGTCGATCGAACTCGTCGTCGGTAACAAAGTCATTTGCCAGTGGTCGATCCTTGGCTCGCAACTTTTGCCGAGGTGCGTCAGCAGTCGCAGTGGCTGACGCGCCGGACTTGGCCTTGTTCTTCTGATTGATCGCATGCGTGAACGCCGCCATGCCTTGGTCGTTCTTCAGCTTTGACGAAGCCGCATCGTTCGTGAACGAACTCAAGCCAGCCGCGATCGCATTCTTGCTGCGCGGTTCAACCTTGACGTTGTAGGGCGGGTCAGTGTTTATAAGATGGATCGGTGCGCCGGCCAACAGTCGATCGAGATGCTCCGGGTTCGCCGAGTCACCGCACAGCAAACGATGGTCGCCGAGGATCCAAAGATCGCCCGGCTGTGTGATCGCTTCGTCGGGAGGCAGAGGGACATCATCGGGATCGGTGAGACCTTCGTTGATTCCGGTGTCCATCAACTTTGCCAACTCATCGGCGCTGAACCCAAGCAGCCCGAGATCGTAGTTGGCTTCCTGGAGTGCCGACAATTCGATCGGCAACAGATCGTAGTTCCATTCCGCGATTTCGGCGGTCTTGTTGTCAGCGATCCGGTAAGCGCGAACTTGTTCTGGCGTGAGGTGCGAAGCAACCACGACTGGTACCCGATCCAGTCCGAGCTTCTGCGCCGCCTTCAAACGCGTATGACCGACGATGATGACGCTGTCGCTGTCGACAACAATTGGCTGTGAAAATCCAAATTCCTTGATTGACGCTGCGACCGCGTCAACGGCCTTATCGTTGTTGCGAGGGTTGTTTTCATAAGGGCGAACTCGATCGAGCGGCCACATTTCAATTTGCAATGCAGTGGTGGTCATAAGGCAATCCTTTGGTTAGGAAACTGGGGGTCGGACAAAACAAACAAACTGTGATTGATCGCGCGGCTGTTCCCGCGGCCCAATGGCGCGTAGATTTTTTGGGGAGGACCCATCCGCTGGGGGCTCGCGATTTCGTCGCAACTTGCGACTGAGTGCCACTCTGGCAGTCGCACCGTGAGGCCCTCGTTGGCCCACTGACGCGTCGAGCGCGATGGGCGGCTCGTTGGGCGACTTGGTAGAGATCTTGCGACTTGGGGCAACGTCGTGCGTTGGATTGATGCGAGAGAGATCATCGCGCGCACACTCAAAAACCCGTTGGCGAGGTTAGCGAGGTCCAGCGAGGTTATTTCCCATACCCTTCTATACGGCGAATGTACATGTACATGGGTATGTACATCGTTTTCCTCTATATGTGGGATGTCGACTTCTAACCTCGCTAACCTCGCTTTCTGATCAAAACCCAATGTTTTCTGGGCTTTGTGTGGCGAGGTTACGGCGAGGTTAGGGCTCAAAGAGGCGAGGTTACGACCCTGTTTGGCGAGGTTAGCGGTTGAAAGCACCAGAGAGGCTTCGAAGGCATCTAAGTGCTTGTATATCGGAGTCTTACAACCGATTTCGCGTCCATAGCATCGGTGGTCGGCGCGCACGTCATGTACGTTGTACAACCCCATGTACATAGGCTTGTACATAGGCTTGTACATGGCGATGTACATGGTGCGCGCACATGCGCGCAAACGCGATTCTGTACGCAAAATTTGCACACGAATAACCTCGCTAACCTCGCCACGAACGATTGAGCTACTCATCTGCGCCCTCCATCTCGAACAAAGTCGATGGTGGTGCTTTGGTATCAACGAGCTGCCAAAGGCGAACGTGGTTCTTCTTATTGAGGCCTGCATCATTCAGTTTACGACCACTGAAGACACGACCACGCAGTCGCGATAGATGTCGACCTAGCGAACGCTTGAATGCACCCTCGCCTCGATCTCGGTTGACGATCAGAGCCTCGGGCAGCGCACCAGAGAGCGGTTCGTTGATGTACTCGACTGGATCATTGAGTCGTGGAATCACGGCACTGCAGATGTCGTCGGCCGTTTGCTTGCGACTACCGAACCGCTCCCACCAGGCTTCGAAGAACGCAGTCCATTGCTGGGTGTCCTCATCCTGAACAACTTGCGTCTGTTCGAGGTTGCCTAAGAAGCCATCAATACCCGCGTAGGCCAACACGCTACCGATGGTCTCGGCCCACTCTTCAAAGCTTCCGAGTGTTGGCGTAGGTGCCTTGGGCTGCCCGTTGGTGTACCAACCTCGAATGATCGTCAGCGCGGCACTCAAGAGATTGCCACGATTCGTGGCGATATGGCGAGGCAGACCTTTGATCGCGAAACCGGTGCGTTCCCAAGGACGCTCCGCATTGGCATCGAGGCGGATGCTATAGCTGCGCCGCGGCATATCACCCGAGACTCGCAGATTGTTTCCAGTGGCGACCCAAACGGCTCTCGAGGGCAACCGGATCGCTTGGCTTTTGCCCAACACGCGATCAGACCAATCGTAGCTGGTGAGGGTGGCCGCCAGAGGTGGAGAGTTGAGCGTTGTGTTGTCGGGAATATTGTCGAGCAGCACGAATGGCGAAGCGGTCATCAGAATCGTCGTGATCTTTTTACGCCATTCGTCCTCGTTCTCTTTCGCCGGGATCGATTCCGAAGAGACGCCGCCAACCGCGATGCCAGCGAGCGATGACACCAACAGCGTTTTGCCCGTGCCTTGCATCGGCGCATCAACGATTGCCAGCGGCACATGGCCGTCGATGACCGGCCGCATCAAGATGGAGAACAGAATCGCTAACGCATTGGCTCGACTGGGGGCGTCCACAAATGGGAACTCGCCGATCACTTGCATTAGGATGTCAACGCAGGCGCGGACCTCTTCACCGCAGGGATGATCAGGAATCGGGACCAGTTTCAATGCTGGATCGGGACAGTACATCAATCGCGAGGTGGGGTCATAACCTGGCGCTGTGCAGATCGTGCCATCGCGACGGAGAATGGGCGCTCGTGCGATGCCGGCCAACGCTGGAAAGGACCAGTCCTTTTGTGCGAGGATGTTTTCCGCCAGCGACTTCGGTGGGATCGTTCCAACCTGAATGTATCCGCCATCGGATCGACGCATCGTGAAGAAGTTAGCTGACTCGCTCAATCGACACCGCATCTTGGCAGTGTCGATCGCATCGATCTTCGGAACACCTTGTTCATCGTAGACCACACGCACGATACCGCCGGCGCGGATGAAGAGATGTGGTTTTCGATTCGAAGAGTTGAGCGCAGATAATGCCTGGTCCGTCAGCTCGCTCAATTGACGATCGTCAATCAGAATCGATGGCAAACTCGTATTGGTCGGCGCTGGAGCCAACGGTCGAGCCGTTCGCGTCTTTTTCGCCTGCGGTTTGTACTGTTTGGTGACTTTGCTGAGAGCCTTCGCGATGGTCGTTTGACCATAACTTTCGCTTCCATGCTTCTCATCCCACTTGGAACGAAACAACTGGGATTGCCGAAAGATCCGATCGATCTGCTCGGGATCTTTGGTGTAGAAGGCAAGCGTAAAAACGACCGACGAATCAGCTTCGCTGGCTGAATTAAAATGTGAGTTCCAGTCGCCGGCCCATAGAGTTTGGAATTTCGGACCAGAACGCCGCTGCTTGGATGCAAGATCGATGATCTCATCGTCGCTCAACGCAACGGTGCCGCTATCGCTTGGTTCTGGCCCACGGCTTGCGCTCGATGCGGAGTTCGCACCTGGTTCGTCATTCCCGAACACCTGTGCGTACACAAAGTCGAGCGATTCCTGGCGAAGGTTGACTTCAGCAGGAATGCTCGGGAGTCGATTGCCAGTAACTGTAAAGAAGCGATCGCGATCGTAGATCTCCACCTCGCCATCTTCGTAGGCTTTGCGACAACGAGATCCAGGCTTGTTGGCTTTGATGAATACCTTCAGTCCCGAGCCTGAAGGGCTGATCTCGGTGTAGCTGTCGAGACGATCGACGATCTGCTGAGCCCATGGCTTCAACTCGCCCGTTGATTCATCGAGCGAATCATCGAGATCCACGCCACAGTACGGATCATCAGCAGTGAAAACGAAGCCGACGCCCGCGAGTGCACTGTTGCGCCGGCAAGCCTCGATGGCCTGAGCGAAGGTTCCCCAGGTGGTCGCGTCAGTCGAAGAAGCCAGCGAGCCATCATGCGGATTCACCGGAGCCTTCGTGGGCTTGCCTCCACGCTCGACGTATTTCCAGGCAACCCATTGATTACGTTCGCGAAGACAGCTTGGGCAGTTTCGTTCAATAGCTTCAAGTAGTGGCGGAGGTCCGGCGCTCAATTCTCCACCTCCATCGACGAGTGCTTCGCCTTCGCCCAGCGATCAAGGAACGTTCGACGTTTGCTAACGCTGTTCTTTTTCACAGCGTTCCGAAGCCCCCAACGATCACCGACCAAGATGCAATACCGAGATGCGCGAGTGACCGCGGTATACAGCCAGTTACGATCCGCAAAGAAATGAGATTTGTGGCAAAGCACAACGACGCAGGGAAACTCGCTCCCTTGGGCTTTGTGAGCGGTCAACGCGTAAGCGAGCTGAAGATTCAGGATCTGTTCGCCATGTATATGCCGGTGGCCATCTCCATCGAAGTCGACGATGTAACTGGTCCCTCCAGTGGTTTCGACTTCTGATACGACACCGATGGTGCCGTTCATGATTCCCAAGCCATAGTCGTTGGTGGTCTGAATGACCTTGTCGCCCACGGCAAACTTGCGATCAACCGCGCCATGCAACAGATACTGCATCATCTCGTTGATGGCTTTCGTGCCGAGCTGGCCCAGATGCGTTGGCGTGATGATCTGAACGTCATTCACAGGATCGAGACCAAGCCGATCGGGAATGCGATTCAGTACGAGGTCACGCAGGTAAACCTGGATCTGCATCGGGTCCTGTAAAGAATCGATGACGCTCCAGGCTGGATCTCCCACAGCGGTTGGCATCACGCGCTGCGAAAGGATCGCCATGCTGTTGGTCTTCAGCACGCCGGCCTGTCGTACGACTTCATCGAGAATGAACGTCGGAACTAGCTTGTGTTCAATACAATCACGAAGGACGTTACCAGCGCCGACCGGTGGAAGCTGGTTATGATCGCCGACAAGTATCAATCGTGTTTTGTCGAAATCGATCCGGCGTAGCAGCTCGGACATCAGCGGCACATCGACCATCGATACTTCATCGACAATGACGATGTCGTAGGCTGGGTCACGGACTTTGCCTTCACGGTCCAGCGATGGCGACGATAGGCTTTCGCGTTGGAATTGTAGACCATTGGATTCGAGCAGCCGATGTATGGTCTTCGCATTTAGGTCAATGTCTTGCGAACGCAGTGACTCCTCGATACGCTTCGCCGCTTTTCCGGTGGGCGAGCAAAGGGCAACCTTCAGTCCCGCCTCATCGAACGTACGAGCTAGCCTCGCCAGCGTGTGTGTCTTTCCGGTACCGGCTCCGCCCGAAATCACAACAATCGCGTGACGTAGCGCCGCCTCATACGCAGCGAATTGTGCTCGCTTCAACCCAACAGTATTTCCCGTCTCAATACCCAGAGGACTACGAACGTACGAGTATTGTTGGAAGCATTCATAGATGTATCGCTCGGCATCGGCATAGTGCGGCAACGCTACGGCATCGCCATCGACCTCCAGTTGCCCCTGATCGACAACCCGTTGAAACGCCGCCTCGATGACCGAGCGCGCATCGATTGAATCGAGCAACAGCAGACCGACTGCCTTACGAATCAGTTCGTCGTTGGCAATCCATGTATGGCCATCGGTTGCCTCTTCGCGAACCAGATAACACAGTGCGGATTCGAGCCGGCCCGGGTGCTCTTTGGGAACGCCCATCGATCTCGCGATCTTATCGACCCGCTTAAAGCCGTAGCCCTTGATGTAGCGGATGATGAGATAGGGATTCGCCCGCAGAACGCCGACCACCGAGGATCCAAATTCTTCGAGCAATGTTTCCATCTGATGATGGGACAGCCCGAAACTCGCCAAGTACGACCGGACTTCGTTCTCGGAACTGTTTGCGATCCACGCCTCACGCAGCGAATGCAAGGTGCGTTTGGGAATCCGTAGAGCGCGATGCAGTTCCTCGATGTCCTGGCGGATCACTCGATCGAGATGTTCTGCGCTGGCGACATAAGCGACAATCTTCCGCGCCGTGGTTTCGCCAATCCCAGTGAACGCCGGATGCTTGGCTAGGTATTGCACCAAACCTTCAGGCGTTTCCGGCAGATCGTAGCTCACGCTTTTCGCGTCGAACTGCGGTCCATATTTGGGATCGCTTTTCCACTGGCCCGTGAGCGTGACCAGTTCGCCTTCACTCACGCAGAATGGCCCACGAAAACGCACACGATCGCCGTCGTCGCGAACAAGTGCGCCGGCGGAGAACTTGGCGCTGGTGAAGAACACTCGATCTACGGTACCACTGATGCTATTACTCACGTTGTAGATATCCTGCGTTGGAGATCACACGAATGAACGAACGCAGGTAGGCATCAGTGAATCGGAGGGCCGCTGGTCGTGATCCGCACCAATAAACAGGCACTCGATATTTGATGCCAACATAAGTGGACGCACCAAGCAATGATTGTGGCGCGACCGCTCTGAGTGCGTCGTGGTGCAGGCCACAGAGCACGGCGGTTAGATCCGCTTCGACCACGATGCATGCCGCTTCCATCGCTGATAGCTTTTCGAGCTCTCGAGCGAAACGTTCGTAATCGTGGATGACGGTGCCGACGAAATCTCGCAGGCTCTTGCGTTCGACGGCCACTCGCTGTTCGAAGCCAACCACCGAGTAATCACCGGCATCAAGCTTGGCTTTCACTACCTCGCACGCGAACGTGTAAGGTTCTTGCTCACGCGAGTCTATAACGATTCGGAAATCCATGTTTTCCTTGCAGTTCAATCCGAGTGATGAAATAGAAAGAGCCGAGGCAGGCACGGGGAGTCTGGACAAGGAAGCGCGATGCGGACCCGGCAAAAGAACCACATCGCAAGAACTGCTTCCAAGTCACGCCATCCCGCCTCGGCCGCACCCGTTCACAGGGAACGACTAACGCCGGTCAAGCAACCAGCGACTTAAAACGGAAGATCCTCGTGCGCCACTCCAGCACTCGGAACATGGGCAATATTCAACCGGCGGTTGAAATACACATTCGAGTAGTCGCCACGCGTACGCTTGGTGACTTCGAGCGTTTTGTCCAGTAACTCTTCGAGCCGACCTGCCAGCTCGCTGAACTTGGCAAGTTCCAAACCGAGCGTTTTCAGATCGCCTTTGACGTATGGCAGCGAGGCCTGCGTGATGACCGAGTTCTTGAAGATGTGCCGACCAGCCTGCGAACCAGAGATGACCGCCAGGTCGAACTTGATCATCGGGTCACCCTTCTGACTCTGTTCAAGCTTCACGGACTCGATCTGTACTTGGTACTTGCCGTCGGGCACCTCCTCATAGCTTGGTGCTTCTGCAGTCTCGAACTCATCATCAAACGATGAGAGGTCGACTTGCGAATCGATAGGTTCGAATGATTCGTTATCACTCATGATTATTTAGCCTTTCCTGATGGGGTGCTTGCCGGCGTGGGACTCTTCGCTGCGCTGCTGGTGCCGGTTTCCGAGCTGCGAGCGGGAGAACTGAAAGCTTTGACGAACTGCTCGTAATCGAGAGGGAGCAATTCAGGCAGGCGACCGGTGCGATCGCCCGCCTCGTAAGTTGGATGCGGTTTGGTGCGCACGACCCGTTCAACGGTGACGTTGCCAGCGGCATCCTTCTTGGCGATCGAATCGCCAAACAGAATGATGTCCACGAGCCCAAGGACCACGTTGCGAGCACGATCGGGAAGGCTCGGCTGCGTCTTGGTGTACTCGCCGGTTCGCGTTTCGATAGTCTTGTCGACCGCATGCGAAATGAGGATCAAGCCGTATGGCAAACTGGCCAATCGAGTCAGCACGCGATGCCACTCGTTCTTAACCAAAGCCCAGCCCTTGCCGTGGCCCATGTCGCCTTCGTACTCGATGCCATGCTTGGCACAGACATAGTCCGAGCACATCTTGAACGCGTTGTCGACAGTGTCGATCACGATCGTTTTGAAGTTGTGATCGCCCTTGGCCACAAGCTTGCAAGCTTCGAGGAATGCCTCCCACGAATAGGTCGGTACTTTAAAAACCTCCAAGTGATTCAGCCCAGGCTCACACTCGAAGAAGAGCGAACCTGGTGCTTTACTTGCGAAGGAGCTCTTCCCAAGTTTGGGGCTGCCGTACAGCAGAATGGTCTGCTTGCCGAGCTCGGTCACCGGCTTGGAGGGTTCAGTTGGTAAAACAATAGTCATCGGGTGCTAGTCCTTTCAAAAAACGGGTGCGTCAGAATCGATTGAATTGAGTTCCTCATGCGGTGGAGTGATCTCATAGAGGTTGTCCACCACGTTTGGATTGAAGCCGGATTGGCAGTAAGGCAGATACTCACACGGTCGCTGATATGAGAAGCAGCTCGAGGTGTTGAGCAGCCATTTGCCGCGACGTCGCGCGTCGAGGTATTGCTGGGTGATTTCCCAGACTTCGTCTTGCAGCATGGCGAGACGATCTTCGGAGAGATAAATGAACTCGCGATGGAACGCCTCGGGCTTTGCGTACCAGGCTGCCAGGCGGCCCTGGAACTCTTCGTTGGTTTCAGGAAGCTGACGTTTCGCCGTTGACTTGCCGCTCTTGTTCTTGGCGGCCAGTTCCGCGTGGCGGGCTTCGTACTCTTCCTGCGTTTCGCCTTTGCTTTGCTTGAGCCGGCTCTTGAGCAGCACGTTGTAAATCACGCCAACGATCGGATAGCCAAGTTCACGCAGGTAGTAGCAGTACAATGCGATCTGCGTATCGGTCCACAGCTTGTCGAGATAGTTGGCGTCGATCGATGCAGCGGTTTTGTGCTCGAGCAGGTACATGCCATCGGCACGCTGCACGATTGCATCGGCTTTGCCGGCCATCACAAACGTTTGGCTGCAGCGGCCCGTGTCTGGATTGCGAATGTTTCCAGTGAATGACTTCTCGATCTCGATGACCGTGAAGTCCTCGGTGGCATAGCGCGAGGCGTAACCAGTCATGATGGCACGAGCCAGGTGCCAGTTCGCTTGCTGGTTCTCGTCGGTCGCTCGCTCGGGGAAACTTCGATCGATGAAATCCAGCACAATCCACAGACGATTGGCATCGTCCACCGAGCGATACCAAATTTCGATGGCACTGTGGATTACGCTTCCGAACGAAAGCGATTCAGCCTTCATTCGGGGACGCAGGTTATCGACGTAACGATGCTTGTATTTGCGAGGACAGTTACGGAACGTGTTGAGTGCCGAGTAGGTCAGCACGTTCTTGTCGCTCGTTTCAGGGGTTAGAGTTGCTTGAGACATAAGACTTTCGAACTTAAATTGGGTGCGTTTTCTTCGGACTTGCGACTTACGAGAAGTTCATCTCGTAGGTGTCTTGTTCTTCGATCAGATTGCCGTTGAGGCGTTTTGCGCCTCGTTCACGAGCGAGCTGTGCCTCACTTACTTTCAGTGACGCATTGACCTGCGAGCACTTCTTGCAAATGCGGTTGGCTGCACTCTTCGAACGAAACATTTCGTTGCACTTCAGGCACTTCCGATCACCGGGTTCATTGGGTAGCAGTCGCGTTGACATGGTCAGCGGATCTTTCAGCGAGTAGGTCAAAGTGGGCGAAGACAGGTTGCGAATCAGACCGTGTCGACTTGTTCGACCTCGAAGTTGCCTTCGTTGTCGCTGGTCACCAGATAATGCTGGTGCGAGATGTTGGCGACGAAGCGGCTCTCACGAGGCAGCGTCTGGCGAATCGTTTGGCAGGATTCGTTGAACTCGTTGGAAGCGGCTTCGAAGCGTTCGACCGCTCGCAGGTATCGCTGCAATGCGAGCGAGACAGTGACTCGCTGTTCGATATCCATGGTGGGTGCGCTCATGCTGATTTCTCCATGTTGGATTCTTGGGTGACTTGAAAAACGTTGTCCTCTCCAGAACTAGCTATGCAATCTGGAGCGACGACGTCCCAAGAAAATCCTGAATCGCTCCAATCGACACTCGCAAAATGCTCACGAATCCCTGCTAAAACCTGCGATACTTTTCGTTTTGACCAACCAAGTTTGTTTGCGATTTCAATTTGGTTGTGAGTTCGCAGAAGGCGAGCGACGCGGCGGTAGCGGCGGGGCAAAGTTTGGATCTGATGATCAACGGCATCAGCCAGTTCGACGTCACGAAGCGGATCTCGATGCTCAGTCTGCCGGCGTCGATTGCCATCCGAGGATGTGAGCCCGCGATTGAGCTCCTCGGATTTGCGATCGGGGCTTTCAACCATCTTCGAAAGTGATTCGATTCCAGAGCCGGCTGGCGGATTGCTTCGCTGTCGATTCGATCCGCGAATAAGACCTGCGGCAGCCGTTCGCATGATTCGCGTGACAAACGCTTCGACACTTCCCTTGGTCGGGTCGAATTGCGAGGCTCGTTCAAGAACGTAGGTGATCAGTTCTTGTTCGATGTCCTCGGTCTCAAATGACGTCAGCGAGTTGTGATGTTCGAGCCGCAGCGAAATGCGACTTGCCAGCTCCATCGCGAAGGGAACCATCTGGCTTTGGTAATCAGATGCGGTCAATTTTCTTCCTCCGGCTGGAGGAATGGCATGCTCACAGCCGCTGGAACCGCTACCAAAAATGCGCCGGAGACCAACTCGCGGAAAACGCAGGTAACGGTCAGTCGGGCGATTCACGTCCTCTCAACCGAAGACCAGCCGCTACAAGTCGTGACGCATCGCGACAGAACGTGTCGCAATTTCAGAAGTCAAGAAAAACCAGTGGTTTCCCTGGTTTTGGACCAACAGGGATTTGTGGCAAGGCGAGGAGCCAGCGCCGGCGCAGCAGAAAGCCGCCCAGTGATGGCGGCTGCAGAGCAGAGAGCGACCGGTCCTCAGAACAACCAGTCGATGACGACATTCGGTCTATAACTGACCTCGAGCCCGAGATTGATGGACTTGTGTAGATGCAGTCCCAGCTCGGGGTGCACTTTCTCAATCGCTTCGATCGATCGCGAGATCGCCTTGCAAACCGTCTTCCGCGAACGCTCGGCATCGAACTTCTGGCGAAGGCGTCCACCGATGCCTTGGGCCGATTTCATCTGATCCAGAATGTCCTGGCGTTCATCGCCAAGCTTCTCCTGACGCGCTGGATCGTTGAAACTGGCCGCTTCCTCAAGCTCTTCGTCGATCTCCTGCAGGCGATCGCGGTAGCCCTTGAGAGTCTCCATGTCGACCACTTCGCCGATTGAACCAGTAGAAGTCTCCTCGGCTAAGCCGGCCAGCAATGATTCGAGTTGCGTACAGCGAAAGGCAACGTTTGGCTTGGCGAGCAGTTGCTCGATGTACCAGTTCCCATTCGTTTCCGATGTGATCTCAATCTCGCTGTTGAACGCGAGCATCCGATGTTTACCTTTGCGCTGGAAGACGTAGCCCGACAGCCGGCTCTCAAGTGTCACACCTAGTAACGATGCGATGAGCTCTCGTGACTTCGACTTGGCCAGCAAGCGACCATCAGAGGTCACGCTGATAAGTTGATCGAGCTCGATTGGTTTGCAATCGACGATCTTGGCACTCACGTCAAACCTCTGGTCACGACGTCGGCTGTTGAGATCCAGCAATAGAAACGTCGATCTCGCGTGGGCAGCTGCGGTGTGTAGTGCTTCGGTGATCAAGTCGCTCGCAGTGTACAGCGACAGGTAGACCGGCCGTGATTGAAGCTCCAGCGGCAAATTTCCCAGGAACCATACGCGTCGGCTGTTGTCCAGCCATTCCGGCTTTCGGCCCAGGCTGAGCGCAGCGTTCAACTCCGCTGCGAGTTGCCTGCTGTTTAGCTTATGGCAAATCACATCGGCGCGTGGTACGACTCTGGAATCGCCAGTGCTTTCACAGAACGCCACGAAGTGGTCATTACTTTCAATGACCTTGAAAGTCGACCACGGCGTACGACCTGGCAATCTCGATGCAACGATGTTCGTCACCTCGAGAAAGCGGCTTAGCGGCTCGAACTCCGTCCCGAGCCGCTCACGCCAAACATCCTTGACATCCATGAGCAATGGCGATTCCTCAATAGCTCGCCACAGCTTGGTCATCCTTGGTCACTCCTTTTGCCGCCCTTGCACCAGTCTTCATGACAAAATTCCGAAGTAGGAGCCATTGCTCTGCGTGGTGGGCGTTTTCATCGCGTGTGTAGGACGACGAACTGCCTGCATACAACGTCAGCGTCCGACGTGCTTTGACGTGCCGATACTTAATTCGAAAGGTCGCACGATCCAATGGTCCTTCTGCTTGAAACGTCCCGCCACGCCACTTCAGGTCTGCGAAGAAATCGTCGGCCCCATGAATGATATAGCGATTAAATGGTCCACCCAGACGGACTCGATAATTCAGCAATACAATCTCTTCGATCGCATCAATTTCGCCTGGTGACAACGCGTCTTCGCCAAGCTCTGACAACGGTGCAAGCGTGTATCGCGTGAAGATCCCAAAGTGATTCGGATTGTCGTAAAGCAGCTTTCCAAAGATCCGACAGTAGACTGGGTAAGTCTTCTTCAAGCTCGAATTGAGCATCAATACTTCTTCGTTCATGTCGAAGATCATGGAGTCCTTGCGAGCTTCGCGAAACGTGATCGTGTCCATTCCATCATCATCAATCGTTGGCTTTCGACTGAACGGATCGCCACGACGAATGCTCATCTGGATTTGCTTGCCCGAGAACCGAGGTGTCATGAATAACTTGCGACCACGATTGTTCTTCGCAAACCAGTCACCAGCGTCCTGGATCGCTTGGTTCAATCGCTCGTCTGTGATCGCGATCGGTGCAATGCCGAGCGGTTGCACAGCTTGATAACACTCCATGCGCCGCGGGGTCTTCCAAGTGTGCCAAGCGTGCTGGGTTTCGACCATCTTTGAATCGAACAGCCAGGCTTGCATGACGACGTCAGCCAGCGAGTGCTTTCCATTTTCATCGAACGGCATTCCAGCTTGTTGTGCGGCGCTTAGCAGCGAGTCAGCGGCAAAGGGCGTTAACATTTCCTCGACGTAGAAGACTGCGTTCAGCAGTGCCTGTGGCGTCTTCATCGAAGGATTTGTTAAGATCTCCACCAACTGTTCGATGGCGGAGTTGTCGATGCGACTTGGCTCGCTGATTACAAGTCCACGCGATCGAAGATAGCCTTCGAACGGCTGCAAGAATGCGTAGAGAACAGTCGGATTGATTTCTCGGATGACCTCTGGTTCACCGAGTTGCTTTGGGTTGTAAGTAGGCATAGGCGATCACTCTTCCACTCATGTTGAAACGCATCCTTGAGACTCGTTTAAGACCAGCGTCTCCGAATTGCTAGCTTTAAATAATGTAGTGGGAGTATTGAAATGCACCCCTGTGACACGTTAGGTCACGAGCATTCCAAGTTTTTCAGAAATGCGATATTTCACCCGTAAAATTCAGCATAAAAAGTTTTTCAATCCTCTTCGTCAGACTCCGCCAAGCCATCCAAACAGAGCCCGGTTTCGTCAGAAATCCGCCTCCACGCCGCCCGCTGATCTTCCCAGCGGAGCATGGCAGCGATCGGTCGCAGCCGCTTCTCGTGGATCTCGGGCTTGCCCTTCGTGGCTGGCAGATTGAGCAGAGCTTCCTGTATGTCGGGCGCGAGTTGGTTGAGCGCCATGATTTGGCTCATCCGTGGTTGGGTCACGTGCCCTCGACGGGCGAGTTCGATCATGTCCAATGCCTCGCCGGTTCGGATCATTTCGTTGAAATGAATCGCAAGGGCCATCAGCCTTGAGATGCGAGGTAACTTGCTCGATGGCTTTGGTCGCGGCGGTTCCGCGTTGGGATCGATGGGACGAATCGCGATCCGACCTCGCGACGCGATGCTGACGTTTAGTTTTCGTTTGATGGTAACCATTAAACCTCCTCGGCTTGTTGTTCAAGCGACTCGATGCCGCTTGCGTGGAATGAAATTGCAATGGTGCAGTCGCTTTGATCGAACTCGACCTTCGATACCAGCAGCGCCAACAATTGCGATTGTTCGCGTGTTGTCAGTGCGTCCCACACACGATCAAAGTCAATGAATGCCTCTTGGATCTCTTCGGTCGTTAGCTGTTGCTTGTCTAGATCCGACAGTTGGCGGTTTACCTTTGCCAGTTCGAGTTCTGCCTTTTCGATTCGCTCCTGTATGTCGACGATGCGATGAGTAATCGAGTTGTTGGGCTTTTGATCGAGGGCTAGTTCACGCATCTCGCCATGGTCGCGGGTTAGTTGCCGCGTTAGTTGAACGTGATGCGATTCAAGCTCCGTTCGACCTTGTTGAGTGGCAGCCATCGCTTGGCGAATGATCTCATCTCGGAGTTTGATGTCTCGGGAGATGTCTCTCACTTGATCAACCACGGCGGATTCGATTTCGCCTGCTGGTAAAGACGGGTGCTTACAAGCTTGTCGTCCGCGTTTGATCGCTCGAACGCAGGTGTAGTAGCGATAGACGATCGAGTTTCGCTTGGTCATGTTGTGGACCATCGCCACATTGCAGTGTGGGCAGCGAAGAAGTCCCTTCAACAATCCACCGTGCTTGCTCGGCATTCGATTGCCACGGTTGAAACCGTTCTCCCGAAGTTGGGCTTGTACACGGTCAAAGATCTCGGAATCAACAATTGCTTGGTGCTGGCCTTGATAGAGATCCGTCTTGTGTTTGATCTTTCCACAATAGATTGGATTGGTCAGTAAAGCGTGAACGCTGCCTTTGTCAAAGGCTCGGCCACCCTTGGGTAGCCCTTTCTTCGAATGCCATAGCTTGTTGGTCCAGCCACGCTCATCGAGTTCTTGGACAACGGGCAGGAGATTCTTTAGCTCCAGGTAAAGCGAGAAAATGCGGCGCACCTTGGTGGCTTCTTCTGAATTGATCACCAGCTTCGGCGTTCGTTCTGTGCGATCGACGTCATAGCCAAGAACCGGGTAGCCACCAGTCCATTGGCCGCGCCGGCATTGGGCGGCCAACTTGTCGCGGATACGTTCGCCAATGATCTCGCGTTCGAACTGTGCGAATGAAAGCAGGATATTCAGCGTCAGCCGGCCCATCGAATGGGTCGTGTTGAAATGCTGAGTCACCGAGACAAAGGAGACGCTGTATTTGTCGAACGTTTCCATCACGCGAGCGAAGTCGAGCAACGAACGGCTGAGGCGATCGACCTTGTAGACGATCACACAGTCGATCTTGCCGGCTTGGATGTCTTCCATCAGCCGTTTGAGCGCTGGTCGTTCGATGTTGCCACCGGAGAATCCACCATCGTCGTATCGATCGTGAACGATTTCCCAGCCTTCGTTTACTTGGCTGCGAATGTAAGATTCTCCGGCGTCGCGCTGTGCATCAAGTGAGTTGTATTGTTGATCGAGTCCCTCTTCGGTCGACTTGCGAGTGTAGATCGCACAGCGAATCGTTCTGGGGCGTTGGGTTGGTTTGTTACTCATGATTTCCTCCCGAGTCGAAAAAATAGAAATCCGTTGCAGTGGGAGCCGCTGACCTCTTTCGCGATCGCGGTCAGCGATTTGTAGCGCAAGCCTTCGTACTCAAATCCTTCTTGCAGGACGATCACGCGGATCATCTTGCCTTTGTATTGCCGTTCCACGATGTTGCCTGGCGGTGGCAATCGCGGGTCCCAATCCACAAATGCGGTTGGCTCTGGAACGACCAGCTTTACGCCATCGTTGCTGTGCTTGCGAGGCGCGGTCACGCGAGTCTCAGCGTCAACGGCCAGTTCCTCTGCCTTCTTCAGCGCCGCTCTAGAAAGTCCACCTTCATCGTTCGCTTGCAGACGCCAAGCGATCCGCCGAACCAGGTATTGCTTGTTGCGACTGCGGCATTCTTCTTCGAAGACCTGCTCGTAGCGTTGGACCAACTGGTTGACCGTTTTGTCCTGCAACTCGGCGATCTCAAGGGTTACCTTTGGGCTCATTGTTCACCTCCGTGTTGCACTGAATCATCCGAGGTAGCCGCTGAAATGTCGGCATCGCCGTTCGATTGCGGCGCCTGATCCAACTGGCTTTCGGTCATGTGCGACTCAATCGCCTTGGCGACCAATGGTTGCTTTTTGACTCGTATCACACCTCTGGCCAACAGCGCCGCGATGTCTCTGTGTCTCGCTTCGTGGCTCAC